GTACATACTCACCATACGTTCTCTCTCATTCTGCGGTTCCGCTTGATGCGCTTATCAAGTTCGGCTCTCTTCCGGTCAAGTTCTGACCAAAAATACATTGCCGCCGCGACTGCCGCTCCTGCAACAAACTTGATTGCCGCCACATTCCCGATCGCTCCGTCGCAATCCATGTAGCACGCGGCTACTAACGAATACTCCAACGCTATCGCTCCGATGATAAATCTAATTGCTTTCTTCATAACTGCCCCTTTCTGTGCGCTATATATAATAAGGAAGGAACTCTGCCAAGATTAGTACCAGTCAGAAACAAATGTTCCAAGTAACGGGCATACAACAACATCTATAAAACGTACAGCATCATCTTCCATGGAATATGTAAAAGCCATTGCCGGTGTGTAAGCCGAATCTCCTGTCTGGATTTTCGCATCCCTTACGGAAATCCCGTATGTTGTTTCCTCGTCAACAAAAATACTTGAAAAAGTTTCTGCCGAGTCAACCTTTGCTAAATAGTTGTCCCCGCTACAGATCACCCTTGAATTAACTTTCTGAAATTCAAAATCGCTCATTTCAATCCTCCTTTTCGATCTGATACACAGTAATAAACCATCATTTCTTTGATTACCAACTCATACGCCGGTCTAAGGTCTTTATCGTTGGCAATTATATAAATCTTATTGATCTTATCCAGTTCAGACTTCTTAATATCCGGTCTTTCTTCCAGTGCTCTTCCCTTTGCTTTCTGAACCCGATCATCAAGGCGGCAGTTTCTTTTCTGCTTCAACCGCTCATAACTTTCAGATCTTGCAAGGGAATAATTCTTGCTTCTTCCGTAGCCTTTATCAAACTTCGGGCTTTCTGCAATTTGAGTAATACGATCATTCGCCCATTTCTGGAAATCTTCCACACTGTCTGTTTTCTGGAATGTTTCCACGATGGCATCCTGCTTCTGTTCAATGCGGTTCATCTGTTCCGCCTGCCGCTTCTGCTCCAACTCCATTTTTGCCTGTCCGTCAGCAATGGCATAAAACATTTGCATCTGTGGCGAAAGCTGTGATCGGTTGATTGCCATTTCTTTTGCTTTATCCTCTACGGTAATAAAATACTGTCTTGCCTGTTCTGCCCTTTCGCCACTTCCTTTCATGGAAAGTTTTTTCGCAAAATGGGCGGTGAGTTTGTAATCATCGGCATAATTTCCTCTGCTACTTTCATTCGCCATTGATGGCGAGTAAAAATAATCCTCATTTTCCGTAGCAAATTCATTGTCAACGATATTTGCTTTCACCCATCTGGAATAATGACTTTTATCCATTTCCAAGAACTCATACAGCTTCTTTGCGGTGGTCATTCCGTTTTCATCGACACCAAGTGCAATTTCGATTGGTGTCTGCATTTTGGTTGTCTCTAATTCGTTCATTCTTCTCCTTTCTAATCAATCAAATCTGATACTTTCATATTTAACGCAAGTGCGATAGCAGAAAGCTTTTCAAGTTTTGGCTGATATCCAGCCGCTCCATTTGTCTCATGGTGTTTTTTCCATTCGCTAAGTGTTGCAGTAAGAACCCCACTCATTTGCGCCACCTTATAATCAGTGAGCCCAAGTTCATCCCTGCGTTTCGCGTACTTCTCGTACATTTTCCCACCTCTTTTCTACTTAAATATATTGACAATAGCTTAGATTTCTGATATATTCATAGTGCTGCCTAAGTTAATACAGAAATCCAAGCGATCACCTTTTGATTAGCTTATGTTTCTAAGCTATATTTGTACTTTAGCATAGTTTTATAAGTGTGTCAATAGGTAATAGCTTATTTTTCTTACCTATTTTTTTGAAAGAGGTATATTATGGGAAATTATTCTTATGAAAGATATGCCAAAATCCGTGATTTTAGAGGATTCACAGATTACAAAGTGACAAAATTAGCAGGGATAAAAGGAACTGCCACTATTTCAAACTGGAAAAATGGGAAATATGTCCCAAAAGATGATAAAATGCAGAGCATTGCAGATGTACTCGATGTTAGTCTCGATTTTTTAATTGGTAAAACTGATTTGATAATGTGCCCTGTGTGCGGTTTTGATGACAACCCACTTTCAGAACAGTCAAGAAAAGAACACGAACTGTTCCATCAACGATTTTTAAAGATAAAAGAAAAGTATCCATTCTTTAAGCCATATTTAGATGCGGATAAAGAAAGAACTGATAGTATTTTTGCTTTCAGGCGCTATGGGAATAGTTTAGACGAGAAAATGCTTGCATTTGAAAAATACTTGCAATCTTCTTTTTCTTTGGAGATAAACAGAAATAATTACGATATAGACAACTTAGATTATAAAGAATTTTGCAAAGTAGAAGTAAGTTCATTACACGAAGATGATTGTATTTCAAAAGAATTTATGGATGCACTCATTGATAAATACGGTGTAGATCGCGATTTCTTATCTGGTAATGAATATCTGCTTGCAAGAGCAAGTAACAATGAACAACTCATGCGTTTGCTCTCATACGCGGAAAAGTTGAATCCGGAAACATTAAATATGTTAGAAATTCAAGCCAAGGCATTATCCGAACAAAGCAAAAACAAGGAGTAGCTTAATTGCTGCTCCTTAATTTTTCCCCAATAAACTGGTAAAACCATTTAAGTTTGTAGTTTTCATCGACACTCTCAAACATTTTCCGAAGTTCCTCCCGGTATTCTTCATTTGACATCATGCATTTCCCATCTGCCCTTTTATCCACATTGCACCACTCCTTAGTAAAATCGAATTGTCTGGTTTCTACTGTTTAGCTTGACTGACCTTTACGAATAATTATAGAACATATGTTCGTTTATTGCAATATCTAATTTTCGCCAATTGGTTATAATATAACAATAAAGGAAAATGATTGTAAAATCAATACATTGAAAAGATATGTAAACATATGTGTACATTATTTGAAATCGGAATCATATAGATCAGATATTTTGATATGTAAAGCCTTGGCGATTCTTTCCAACTGCTCTATAGTCGGGTATCTATTGCCATTCTCATAATTGTTCAGTGCCGCATGGCTTATTCCTGTTCGCGCGGATAATTGCCGCAACGACATATTCTTTTTCGTCCGTTCTTCCCATATCAGCAGTTTCATGCGGAAATTATACTTGAAATCGACATAAGGAAGAAATAGGGAACTACTGGAAATAAAAAGAACCGGGAGAATACCATTGCGATACTCTCCCGGTCTGTCTCTTACAGCTTGTCCCAGAACTCTTTCTTCCACTTCTTATTGTCAACCCAGTATGCCGGGCAAGGCTTTCCGGTAACATCAAAGTGCCGGATAACGTGTGCCTTATCAATTCCATACTTTTTCATCAGCTTTTTCGTAAGCGTAAGCGCATTTGCGATCGTCTGCTTGCTGGCCATGATTTTTCCATCCTTTTTCGTGTCACACAGTTCAATATTGATCGAGTTTGCGTTTGTACATTTTCCGTAATATTTTCCCCCACCCGTCTTCCCACAGTTCGGATATTTTTTTCCACCAACAGACCATGCAATGTTCTTAATCGGCACGGACTTTGTGTAGGAATCATCATCAACGAAGTAATGCGCAGACGCTTTTACCACGTTGTTGTGGAAGTATTTTGCGTTCGCTTCGTCTGTGTCTCCATCATTCACAGTGTAATGGATAACTATGTACTTAATGGAAGAAAGGCTTCTCTTGCCGCCATAATTCTTCGGGTTTGCGAACAATTGCTTTGCAATTGCTTTAATTGCCTTTGTTACTGCCATATACTACTCCTCCTCCACTTCCGGAATGCCGGCTACGCA